TCAACCCCTTAATCAACAGGGCTTGATAATCGCCTTTCTTAGCCTCACCTTTGAGCTGATCCATCCATCCCTCTATTTTCTTGATATTACATTGCTTCCCATATTTTACCTCAAAACTCCAACCATCAGTACCTTCTATGTCTACGCCCCCGTCTCTAGTTTGTTCCATTAGGTTACGCTTAGCCTTTGGAAAGATTGGTTTTAAAAGGTTCACAAAGTATCTCTCCCCGTATTTGCCCTTATTACGACTACTCATGTTTTTCCCTCCAGCCAAAAGACTTGGCTATGTTTATAATCTCTTTTCTATGTCCAAAATCTTGATTACTTTTTTACACCCTTCTATAGCCCTTTTCATCTGCTTATCGAGAAGGTCTTGGATAAAATTAAGCTGATTTTGGCTAATCATCAGCCTTTCTTTACAACAAAGCTCTACAAACTCTTCTTTCCACGCTTCACTTTGTTTTTTCATATCTCCTCCCCCTAAACTCTTTATCTATAGCCTTCTCCACCTGCTCACGAATAGTGGAGGATAGGAAGGATTTAACATCTTCTGCTGGTATTATTTCTGAAATACCATTTTCTCTTTGATAAGCTACCACTCTACTTCTATCAAAACAATCCCATACACTTACAAATCTATCATCAAACTCCTCTAAAACTGATTTTATCTCTTGGTCTAGGTTATTTTTTGTTTTCATAGGTGTCCTTAGATTTAATAATTAAAATAACTCTGGTTTTTTAATTACTTTGTTAATAACATCATCAATAGATTTAGATATCTCTTTTGCGGGGATATTATTTTGGTAACTAAATTTTTTAATTCCAAAATCATTATATTCGATAGAAATAATTGTCGCATTTTCAATTTCCTCAATCTCTATTTTCTTTATTTTTATTCCTTTATCTTTCATATTTCCTTTCCTTTTTGCATTAATAACTAATACAGACTGTTTTTTTAATAGCTTGAGCTTTGTTAAATTGTGAAGCTCCCAAGTAATACTCTACTGTTTTCCACTCCTTACAACTAATTATCATTACTAACTTATATGTTGCCATTGTTAGCAACCAAGTAAACATCCATAAGCAAATTATTTTTAATAATAAAGATTTATTCATCTTTTTTTCTTTCTATTTTTTTATCACAATCTTCCTCCCAGCCTCTACACCTGCTACATCTAGTTCTCGGATTCTTTTTCATGTCTCTAGCAGAAGAACTTTCTTCTTTGTCTGCTATACGTTTCCAAAAACATCTTTTCTCCATAGTTATTTAATTTTATAAAGATCCTCCCAGCCCTGTCCGTTAGGACAGAGCCGAGGGATTTGTGCGAAGAAGGGGTAATGAGCCACCTTCTCTGCATTACAAGCGAGGAGAGAGATTTTTCTCAAAGAGAATGACAGGCTCTCTCCTCACCTCTAGTATTTATCGGCTGGTGGGGTTGTAGGAGACCCGCATTCGCAGTTCTCTTGTAAACCCCCATCAACCGATAAATGTTTTAAATGTGCTGTGAGCAGACAAAGGTGCGACCTTCGACTTTTGAGCCAGGTTTTAAAAAGCTCAAACTGCCCCTCGCAAGGGTTCTGCTCATTTATCTTCTCTCCAATTAACCCCGTACCATCCTATTTTGTTATTCTTTCTATATTGATTAGCACATTTTCTACAACAGTATATTTTTTTAGAGTAGGCACTCTTACTAAGCTTATTCCCCGACTTGTCATATCTGGGAATTTCTTTATTACAATTTAAACACCTTGACATAATGTCAGTATAGCACAAAATGGAGTCGATGTCATGACATGTTTATATGAGTAAATATATAGTTTGATTAGTCATGACAACTAAAGTACAATTGAGGCATGAAAAAAATAAGTATTCGTGAATTTAATAGAAGGATGTATCATTACATCAATAAGCTCCCAGTCATAGTACAAAACCTTAAAACTGGAGAGGATTTATTTATAGTTAAAAAGATTGGAGGTGTTGATAATGAAATACGAACCAAAGATACTGGTAAACAAGACAGGTCATGAGGTGGAGTTTTTTTGTGGGGGGACAATACACATATTTAAACCAAGAGAACAGCGTCCTGTGGATGGATTTGTGGCCCACCACGCCCTAAATAGGGCTAATACTGGATTAACAGAGGTGGGAACAGAACCCAAGATGCCCTCAATGCCAGTAGATGAAATGAATTGGAAGCAACTTAGACAAATGGTAGGCAAAGACGGAGAAAAAGTATATAAACTGGGCATGAATAGGGAGGAATTAATTAAAGCAATCAAGGAAAATGTCTAAATTAGAGCTATACGAAACATTGCTTGCCAAAAAACGCCTAAAGGGATTAAATAATTTATATTTTTTTAACAAATATATAATAGAGTCTTCTCCCGATAGGCGTAAGTTTATTGTCCCACACGTACACAAAGAGTGGGCAGATTGGTATGAGAAATCTACTAAGCGTATCAAGATGATTCTTGTTCCAAGGGGAAGCTTTAAATCTACTTTTTTTACGGTGGGCAACACTCTAAAAAAAATAGCTGCTGATAGAAACGAGCGTATTCTAATTGCTAACGCCACTCTGTCTAACTCCCAAAACTTCCTTAGTGAAATAAAAGATCATATTATAAAAAATAAAGAGTACAACCTGCTTTATTCACAATATAGAGGTAAAGATTTGCCGCTTTTTAATAAGGGTCTGAGATGGAATGAGGATCAGATAGAAGTAACGGGAAGAGACACTGGCATCAGAGAGCCAACCATTACTGCCGTAGGCGTGGGCGGAAACCTAGTCTCGCAACACTATTCATATATAGTTGCTGACGACTTAGTGTCTGATATAAATTCGGCTACTCGTTATCAGGCAGACAAGGTGATAGATTGGTGGAAGAAATCATTTTCACTGTTAGACCCAGAAGGAGAGATGCTAATAATCGGTACTCGCTGGGCATATTATGAGCTTTATTCATATATTTTAGATAGCCTCGGAGATCAAGTAGATGTGTTTATCAAAAGTGCCTATAACCCAGACGGATCTCTATATTTCCCAGAGAGGTTGAATCACAAGAAATTAAAGGAGCTTAGGGCGCTACACGGATCATACTTTTTTTCGGCTTTCTATTTGCTTGACCCAGTTGATGAAGATTCTGCCCTGATTAAAAAAGAACATATTAAATATTATGGAGAGAATGAAGAAGTGGGCCTTCCCAAGAATATAACAAAATTTTCGATGTGTGACCCAGCAGTATCTCAACAAGAAAGCGCAGACTACTCTACTATAGTAACCGTTGGAGTAGATGAGTTTGACAACTGGTATGTGCTTGAGGTGAGAAGAGAAAAATGGACTGTGGGAGAGCTAATCGACAACCTATTCTCAGTGTACATTCAGTGGAAGCCGATTACTATGAGTATTGAAGTTATTGGTCAGGCCCAAGGACTGCTAACCCCAATAGAAATGGAAGAAACTAGAAGAGCCCAGATTGGTAAGCCAGTCTATCTTCCCCTAGTAGAGATTAAATCACGCCCTCCAGTAAGAAAAGAGAATAGAATTAGGTCGGTTTTACAACCAAGGTTTGAGAGGGGTAAGGTGTTTATAAAAAGAGACATGTATGACCTAGAGGAGGAGTTGTTAAAGTTTCCCAAGTCTAAACACGATGATATTATTGATTCTCTAACTGATATGGAGGAGATAGCTTTCCCAGCAGACGAGCAAGAAGTAGAACATAAAGACCCTACAGGGCTAATCTCAAAGCTGAAAGCCACCATCCAATCTAAAAAAATCGTAGACCCGCATATGGGAGAGCGGTTCTAACAAATAAGTTATAAATTTGATAAAATACAGGCATGACAGAAATTTTAATTGGAATCATATTATTACAGTGGGCGTATATAATTTTTAAAGATGTTATATATAAAAAAGAGAGAGATGAAATGCAGTTAAAACTAATGAGCAAAGATTTATCAGAATATAAGTCCGCCACAGAACCAGAGCCAAAACCAGCAAAGAAGAAAGAAGACCCCTATGTAGATATTGCCGAAGTCCCCGTTAATAAATTACTAAGAGCAGAAGATAACTTATGATGGAATTAAAAAAGTGGAAAAAATACACAGACGAAGAGAAAATCTCTTATTTGGAGGGGTTATTTGAAGACTCAAAAAAGGCTTTGGCCAAGCCCCATTTTGAGTGGTATATGAACTACATGTTCATAGATGGCAACCACTACGCCTCATACAACTCAGTAACTAACAGATTAGAAATTCCCCCCAGAAAAGAGGGAGAGGTGAGAATGGTGGTAAACAAGGTTAAGTCTAATATTAGGGCAGTTAAGAACTACCTTACCAAGACAGAACCCAAGTGGGATATACTTCCTGGAGATCTAGACGAGGATACGATAAAAAATGCTCGCAGGGCGGGTAAGTTTATGGACTATTTGTATAGGAAACTCCATCTAGAAGGAACTGTTAGTGGAATGGTTGATTATGTACTAAACACCTCAATAGCTTGGACAGAACTAGATTGGGACGAGAAGGCAGAGTGGGGATTGGGACAAGTTAGAGTTAAGCTGCACGACTCATTTGATATTTACCCAGACCCAGGAGCATACATTTACGCAGGCAGATATAAGGGATCTTACTTGGCCAAGGCCATTAAGAAGCCATTGGCAGAGATTCAGGCAGACGATAAATATGACAAGAAAAAGAGAATGAAGGTAAAAGCAGATGATAAAAAATCAGAATCAGAAATGAAGTCTCGGCTAATGATTAAACAGTCGGGTAACTTAGATCAAGAGAAAACCAAGAGGACTACAATTAAAGAATTTTTGCTTTACACTTACGAAGAAAACGAAAAGGGCGGGAATATTATGTTATGTACCTATGCAGGAGGGCAGTATTTAAGAGAGGAGTACTTAGAAGACACAGAGTATAGAATATACCCAATGCAGATAGACATGAAACCAAATAAAATAATCCAAAGGTCTTGGACAGCAGACGCTATTCCCCTAAACAAGGCCCTAGACAGAGCCTTCTCTCAAGAAATCATGTATAACAACCAAGCTCTTATTTATAGAATAATTGCCGAAAAAGGTCATGGGGTAAACGAGATTACCAATGAAATGGGGATTGTCTACGAAATTAACAAGAATCGAAAATGGGAACAGATGGAAATGAAACCATATCCCAGCTCTGGAGATAGCCTGATTAGTAAGTCGGTAAACTTCATTGAAGACACTCTTGGCGCACATGAGGCATCCATGGGATCACTCCCAGCAGGAGCTAGGTCTGGAAAAACATTAGAGGCTCTACAGGCGGCAGACTCAATTAACCTTAACGGGATTGTCCAATCACTCAATTCCTATCTGTCGGTTCTTGGAACTGAAATACTTAATATTGTGGCAGAGAAATATGTCGCCTCAAGAATAATTAAACTTACCGAACCAGAAGAGGGTCAGGAATATGATAGGGTGGTAGGAGAAGAAGCCCCAGGAGGAAAAGAAAACTCTGTAATTATTACCAAAGACAATGAAGTAATTGTAAAGATTGGCTCTTGGCTTGGACACACCCTTGAAGCACAAAGAGAAACCCTACTTAAACTAGCTGAAATCGGGGCAATTCCTACTGAAGAGATACTTAGACATTTTGAGTTCCCCAATATTAGTGAATTATCTGAAAAAGCTAGAGAAGAAAGGCTAGAAAAACACGTTATGGATGCAGAAATAGCAGGTCGTAATCAACCCCAGCAAGCAGACAAAGCTGATCCAATGGTTCAGTTAGCCGACAAAGAAATGATGGAAATGGCCAACGGACAAGTCTTACCGCCAACAGAGGGAGCTTCAGTAGCTCACACCCAAGCACATATAGATTTTACTAAAACAGACACCTTTGCAGGTCTACCACCAGAGGCACAGCAAGCGATAGTACAACACTATCAAGGTGAAGCTCAGGTGAATGGACTAATGCAGTGATGTCTTGACAATAAAAGAAGTAAGTCTATATAATACGACAAAAGACCAAGTTATAACACAGTCTTTTTAGAAAGTTAAAATGCCTGAAGACCAAGTTGAGGTCGCAGAGAATACTGAATCTAAAACTACAGAGGTAGCAGAAGACAATCAGGAAGCTCAAGCCGATCAAGAACAGTCTGGTGAAGAAGAAAAGGTGTTTACTGATTCCTTTGGGAATAAGTATACTGCCGATGAATTTCAAGATAAATTCAATGAAATTCAGGGAAGCTTCACCCAGAAAGCACAAGAGGCGTCTGTTTATCAGAAAGAACTTGATGCTATTAAAAAACAGTCTCAATCTGATGCCCGCAAAAGCGTCAACGAGAATGATAGCCTAAAAGACGTCCCTCAAGATGTCAAAGAAGCGATTATCTCAGTTGTTCAACCAGAGATTGAAAAAGTCTTGCTGAAACAAAAGCAGGAAGAACAACAGCGTGAAGACGATATGCGGTTTAAGAGAGAGCTAGACGAACTCGAAAAAGAATTCGATGGCAAAAACGGCAAACCAAAATTTGACCGAAACCTAGTCTTAAAGGCGATGAAGGACCCTAACAATAGAATATTCGATCCTAGAGCTAAATTCTGGGACATGCACAAAGACACCTTCAATGACATCATAGTCAGAGAGGCTCTAAAAAAGCAAAAGGGTGGCATAAAAACAGAAGATACTAAAGGAGACCATTCTAAACCAGAGCCCCACACCCCTAAAAACTGGGGAGAGGCCAGAAAAGCCGCCCTTGCCAGATTCATTTCGTAGTTCCCCCAAATTGATTAAATAAAACTATACATAACCTAGAAAAGAGGTGAATATTATTTATGGCACAAAATTTAACTAATTTCGATGAAGCACTAAAAATCGACTATCTACCAGTTGTCAGAGAACAGCTTGAAAACTCTACCGTTCTTCTTTCTAAAATTGAAAGAGACAGTGAAAATGTTGAAGGCAAACGATGGCAATTGACAGCCCACTATCAAAGAAATAGTGGTGTCGGTGCTGGTGCTGAAACCGATTTACCAACCGCAGGCAATCAGGCCTACAAGAATCCTTATGGCAATGTGAAATACAATCGTGGCAGAATCCAGGTATCTGGTCCTGTTATGAAGGCTTCCAAAACCAATAAGGGTGCTATGGTCAGAGCCCTTGATTCAGAAATGCAAGGGGTTACCAGAGATCTTAAAAAAGAAATCAACTATCAGTTATTTAACGATGGTACATCAAGAAGGTGTTTGGTGAATGGAGACCCAGGAACGGGAACTACTTTAACAGTAGATACTCCAGGAACCCAATATTTATCTGATGGAATGGTTATCTCTGTTATTTCCGATGATGCAGGTACTGCTACAGACGCTACTGCCACTATTACTTCCGTTGATTCTTCAACCGAGGTTACAGTCTCCGCATCTCTTGATACCAATATTGATGATAACGATTGGGTTATCCGATATGGTTCTCATGATGGCGCAGGCATTACCCCGTCTGATTCATACGAAGTAATGGGGCTTAAAGGTATTGTTGATGATGCTACTTACGTAACCACTCTTCACAATATTGATAGATCAAGCTATGTCTGGTGGAACTGTTCTACATTCTCCAATGATGATAACTCTGGAACAAATAGAGATTTAACGCTCGACCTTATCCAAGAGGCTATTACCGCTGTAGAAAAGAACGGTGGCGAGGTAAACATGATTCTTTCTTCTCACGATTTAAGAGATACTTATGTATCACTTGTAACCGCCGATAAGAGGTTTGTGAATACCTTGACACTTGATGGAGGCTGGAAAGCCCTTGAATATTCAAGTGGTGGCAACGGAGCTATCCCTTGGGTAGCCGATGTTGACTGTCCTCCCAACACCATTTTCTTCATTGACACCAAACACCTTCGCATCATGGAAATGAGCGATTGGGATTGGATGCAAGAAGATGGAGCTATCTTATCCAGAGTTTCTGGATCTGATGCTTACGAAGCTGCTTTGTTCTGGTATTCAGAGCTAGCAACTGATAGGCCGAGAGCTCACTCATTCCTAAGAGACGTTCAATAAAAAAGGACGGTTCTGGGGGTGTCCGATAACATCCCCATCCTAAGTATCCCCAAATTAGGGGGGTAAACTGTATCACTGAAGGGGGTGAAACAAAATGATTAAAAGGCGCAATATCTCTAAAACTCATAGAGATACATTCGTTATCCAAGACTATCAGGCCTCTTCTATCGCCGATAAGATTATCGGAATTGTTCCAGTAAAAAGCGAATTGATTGCAGTTAAAGAAGTTCATGGGACAAAAGGCAGTGATGGTAGTGCTGTAACCCTTTCTATTGAAAGACTACAAGGAACTGAAGCATCAACAGAGGGAGATGCTGTGGTTAATGCCACAATCAACCTCAAGGGAACTGCTAATACAGTTCAGTCTGGAACTATTGTAACTGCCTCCAATATCCATCAGTTCGCTGCTGGAGATAGGGTTGGAATTAATGTTTCTGGGACAACAACTGCAGTGGCAACCATGAATGTTGTTTGCCAATTTAGACCAATAGATTAAAAAATGAAAGGAAAATATGATAAAGCGCAGAAATATTGCCAAGACTCATAGAGACACATATACTCTCTCTGATTATCAGGCTTCTTCCATAGCCGACAAGGTTTTTGGAATTTGCCCTGTTAAATCTGAGCTGGTGTGTGTCAAAGAGGTTCATGGCACTGCTGCTGGTCAGACTTGTACTATTGCAGTTGAAAGATTGCAAGCAGTAGAAACCTCTGGAAATGGCGACCAAGTGGCCACAGGCATAGATGGCGAGGGAACTGCTAATACAGTTCAAACAGCCACTCTAACCACAACTGCTTCAAATTTAATATTTGAGGCTGGTGATAGAGTTGGAACGAATATGTCTGGAACAAGTACGACAATGGCTACAATGAACATTGTTTGTGAGTTTAGACCAGTAGATTAAAACTAAAGGGGAGTAGCAATATTCCCCTTTTTTTAGTACAATCAAGTCATGACCAAAGATAAACGCAAAAAGGTATTTATAGTAATTCTAAACCAAGGAGAAACCAAGTCTGGATTAGAGACACAAGTATATTTATGGATGCAAGAGCTGGGGAACAAATATGTTTATAATTATTATCCCACAAAGTATGCTCATCGCCCAATATCTAATAATAGAAATCATATTGTAAAAGATTTTTTAGCTACAGACTGTGAATATCTGGTAATGATAGATGATGATACCTTCCCCATAAAAAATCCCCTAGAACTAATAGAATATGATAAAGATGTAATTGGCGCTATTTATCCTGGTAGAGATGAAATGGGAATACACTATCACATATACAAATTTGGTAAGGATTATCCAAAAAAGATTACATTTGACCAATATGAGAATAATGAAATTAAGGGATTAACCAAAATAGACGCAGTTGGAACTGGTTGTATTTGTATTAGAAGAAATGTGCTTGAGAAGATAAAGCGCCCCTTCGATGACCTATTTGATAAGGATGGTTTGATGATAACTAACGACGACCTTCATTTTTCGATCAAGTGTCAAAAAGAGGGATTTGAGGTTTGGACTCATGGAGATTATATGTGTAGTCATTATAAAACAGTGGACTTATTACAGATGGCTCATCTGATAATAAAGGCAAGAAATGATAGGGGAAAAGCAGATAAAAAGAGAAAAGGCTAGGGTTAAGGAGTTTAACAAAATAGATGGTTTGGTTGGAGCACAAAACGTAGGCCATATTGTTGACTCCATGAATGAGGATTTAGAAAGGAAAAGAGAGAAAGAGTATGAAAATGAGATGAACGCCAGAAACAAATATTTCCTCCCCCTGTGGAGAAGGGCCATAGAAGAACTAAGGTCTGGATTTAGGGTTGATCCCAAGAAAGAAAAGAGGCCAGAGGTCTATCAAGTTCCCAAAATATATGTGCCAAGAAAAAAAGATCCAATTGTTGTAAAATAATATTGTTTACTTTTATAAACTTCTATATAATATACCTATATGAATAAACCCGCACAATACCTAGACGGCAATCGCAACGTCATCCCAGATACAGACTGGGGATTAAGGTCTGAAACAGTTGCCACCCTAGATGCTGGAACTGGCTCATACACACTTTTTACAGTTACTGGAACAGTTCTGTTTAGAATATTAGCCATTTGTGAAACCACTTTAACTGGAGCTAGTGCTACAATAGAGGTGGGTATTTTGGGAAACACAGCGAAATTAATTGCCCAGACCACTGGAACCAATCTGGCAGCTGGTGAGATTTGGCATGACAACGATCCTGACTCTGGTATAGAAGCAACTACGGTAATGACAGAGAATGTGTTATCTAATGGAGCAGATGTTCTTCTAACGATTGCCACAGCCCCATTAACCGCTGGTCAAATTAAATTTATTGCTTTTTGGTATCCCCTATCTTCTGACGGCTTCGTAGAGGGAGTTAAAGGAATGACCCTGGCTATCGGCAGTCCGTCGGTGAGCCCAAGTGTTTCTCCTTCAGCCAGCCCTTCTCTTAGCCCTTCAGCGTCTCCCTCCGTCAGCCCCTCATCTAGCCCGTCAGCCAGTCCAAGCTCATCCCCTTCTGCCTCCCCATCAAGTAGCCCGTCGTCTAGCCCAAGTGCCTCACCTTCATCTAGCCCGTCAGCCAGTCCTTCAGTCAGCCCCTCATCTAGTCCATCCGTATCTCCATCGGCCAGTCCGTCAATTAGCCCGTCGCCAAGTATTTCGCCCTCTTCCAGCCCATCTGTTAGTCAGTCGCTTAGTCCTTCGCCCAGTCCTTCAGTTAGCCAGTCGGTTAGTCCGTCGGTTAGCGACTAATAAAATGCCCCAGAAATGGGGCTTTTTTAATGTTGTAATGTCATGACTAAATTAGTATAATCTCACTATGAAATTATCCGTAATCATCCCAAGCTATAAAGACCCCTATCTCAAAAAGACTATCAGCTCCATCCTGGATAACTCAGAACTACCAGAAGATCAACTTGAAATTATCCCTGTATTAGATGGTTATTGGTCAGACGATGATATTTACCAAGATGATAGAGTTAAAATTGTTCATCTGGGCAAGAATGTGGGAATGAGAGAGGCGATTAACAGCGGGGTTAGGGTGGCTACTGGAGAGTTTCTAATGAGATCTGATGAGCATTGTATGTTTGACAAGGGCTTTGACCGAAAAATGACTGGCGTATGCGAGCCGAACTGGATAATGTGTGCCACCCAGTATTATTTGGACCCGATTAAATGGGAAAAAATGGATTTACCCCCAGTTAATCACCAGAAGCTTGTTATTCAGGGGGGAAAGAAGTTCGCAGGCAGGAGATGGCCAGAGAGAGACGAAGCCAAGAAACACAAGAAATTAAGTCAAACTATGGCTATGCAGGGATCATGTTGGGTTATGCCTAGAAAATGGTGGGAAGACGTAATAGTGGGACTACAGACAGAAGGATATGGGCCATTGATACAAGATAGTCACGAAATGGTGTTTAAGACATGGAAAGCAGGGGGTAAGTTAGTTTTAAACAGAGACACATGGTTTGCCCACAAACATCGTAGTTTTCCCCGCACTCATAATAATGGAACCAAACAAACCCCAGCTAACTGCGATGCTGGATACAAGTACGCCCTAGATATGTGGGGGGAATATTATAAACAAATAAAAAGAAGGTGGAAAATATGAGATTTACAAATTACCAGAATCTTGGAGACGGCATAAAACACAAGTTGGCAGACAAACAAGAAGGGAGTGTCTTTTGGGAAAAGGGGAAGTGGGACAATTATGTTTTGCCATTATTACCCAAAAACCCAAAGGGCTTAACCTACATAGACATGGGTACAAATGGTGGCTTATTTTTACACTACGCAAAAGACTTAGGATTTAAGAGGGCCGTTGGGGTTGATATAAACCCAGACGTAGTTGAGAGGGGTGTAAAATATAGAGATAGGGTGGGCGGAGACTGGGAAATATTTGCAGCTAGAATGGAAGAGGCGATAGATAATTTGCCCATGTGTGACTATATGACTTTTATTAATTCACATTATTATTTGCTTATTAAAGAGTGGTTAGAGTTAGTAGACAAGTTAAGACGCAAAACCAGATATGTAATTATAACGACTGTCAATAAATATAGATGGTATTGTATGGCCTCTGGTAGATCTAGAGATGTGAAAAAATACTTTAAGGATTGGGAAATGGCTGGATACGTTCCACAACTTCCAGTTGAGGGAGACTCATGTCCAAGAAGCCTGTCCACCATAAACTTTATGAACAAAGACTTAGAAAGGGTTAAGATTGGCGATTTAAAAAGAGGGGCTCATGTGAAAACAGATTTCCACGAAGAGGTGGACAAGGGAGTAGATCCGTTTAAAACAAAATATTTTAGAAGACTAAGGGCTAATCATAAAAAATCTCCCATAGAAGAATTGCGGCTAAAGATGTTGGGAAAGGTTGAGATGTTTAATGATGTTAAGAAAAATGGAGTTAAAGAACCAATTATAATTAATAAACATAATCGAATTCTAGATGGAAATCATAGAGCAAGGATTCTTGACTATCTTGGATATGAGTCTGCCATAGTAAGGAGAGTATGAAGAAAAACATTGGAGAACTTATAGACGAGCTTAGTATCACAAATACAAAAATATTTTATTTAATAGATAAAATACAAAGCGATAATTTTACTAAAAAAGATTCTAAAGAAGTTCAAGCTCTCAATATTTACAGATCTAAGCTACGAAATGCAATAAATGAATATTTTAATGAAAATCAAACCATAAAAGTATGATAAGTATATTTTGGGCAGATAAACACAAATATCGCTTGTCGGCCAGAATAAGGGGCAATGAAATAGCAGAACGACTAGGGGTCAAATTAAATCCGAAAGATGGATATGAAAATGATACTCGTATTTATATAAAGCCTAACTCCCTTGACTATGTTCTTAGAGATTCGTGGGTAGACGTTCTAGATGGGGGTAAATTTGTCAAGAAAATAGCAAAAAGGCCAGACTTAAAACTCATCGCCTGTACTCAGCACAGCTATGATGTGTTGAAAAAAATGTTGCCTAATAAAATTGTATTAATACCCCACCACCATCTTAACTTTGAAAGATATGTTAGGGATAGAAAAAGCATAGACACCTGTGGGTATATTGGTAGCCCGTCTTCATTGGCATATAAAATGTATGGGAAAATTGGAAAGGAAATAAGGAAAAGTGGCATGAAATTTGTGGCCAAGTTTAAGTTAAACAAAAGAGAAGTTGCTGTTAATTTTTATCGTAAAATAGATATTTTGGTTATTGGGGCTTGGGAGTTAGGAGACAGACACCCCCACAAAATACCGACTAAAATAATTAATGCGGCATCATTTGGGATACCCACTGTGGCGTATCCCCTAAATGGATATAAAGAAATAGAGGGGCATTATATTAGGGCAGGGAACATGAGGGAAATGATTGATGGGATTAATAGGCTAAGGAACAAACATTATTATTGTCAGTGGCCCCAAGAATTGATTAAAATGGCAGAGCCATATCATATAGACAATGTTGTTAAATTGTATAAAAATCTATGAAAATCACTATTCTTTATTACACCAGCAACCAGGAAGGAAATAAGTTCGAGGAACGAGTTAAACAAAACATATTAAAAGTTAAAAAAGATATTCCAATTATAAGCGTATCTCAAAAACCGATAGATTTTGGTCACAATATATGTGTAGGAGAACATGGAGCGTCTGGTTTTAATATGTTCAGACAGGTTCAAATAGGTCTTAGAAAAGTTAAGACACCGTTTGTGGTTTCGGCAGAAGCAGATTGTTTATATCCGCCCAAATACTTTACTCATATTCCAAGAAAACTAGATGTAGCTTATCGGTCATGGAACACATACGTTATGCCACAATGGAGAGCCTTTTTCTTCCACAAATATATGGGGGCTACTCATTCTCAGGTGGTGGGAACAAAATACTACTTAAACAGACTAAATAAATTATTTGAGGGAGCTCCAGATTGGTCTACAAAAGAAAAGAATTTCCCCAAAGAAAGAACTGGAATGGAAGATGTGTTTGATGAGGTAATTCTGTATAAAAGTCGCTATCCAGTAGTTCAGATAAAGACTACAAGAAGTATGAGGCACTATACCTTTTCGGATAGAACCCCAGTACTAGAACTTCCACATTGGGGAGATGGAAAAGAGTTTAGAAAAAAATATTATGGAGATGAATAATGTTTGTAATTTTAACCAGTCAAAGGGCTGGCTCTCATTTATTAGCATCTCTTTTAAATTCGCACCCAGATCTTAGGTGTTACGATGAAATATTTTTATTACCAAAAACCAGGCCGACAAAATTGGGAAGAAAAGAATTTAATAAATTAAAGTGGAATGAGGGGTTTATCCTACATTATAGTCAGTATATGAATTTATCGGATGAAAGAAAAAAGATTATTAAGAGCAGGGTAATCCATCTAACTCGCAATAAGGTGAATCAGGCAAAGTCTATGAAAAGAAATATAAAAAGAGCTAAAAGGTTGATAGACTATAGGTGGTATGTTTTTAGGGATAAATTTGAAAACATATATAACATTACTTATGAAGAAATATGCAATAATAAAAACATTTCAGAATATAGTAATGACAAATTATTAAAATTTTTAGGGGTAAAACCCCATACAATGAAAACAAATTTCAAGAAAGGAATAGATCCATGAAATTGATAGATGCTATGAAAAAAGAGGGTCGTCCATTCGAAATCCCAGACTGCTCTCGTAATGAACTCCCAGAGTTTTTTAAAGAAATGGGATACAAAGTGGGGGCTGAAATAGGGGTATATAAAGGACACTATACCCGAAGATTCGCCAAAGCTGGTCTTAAAATATATGGAGTAGACCTATGGAAGCCGTATAAGGATTTTGACAGAGAAACAGATAATCGGGTGACCAGACAAGAAGAGCTGTTTGAAAGGGCTACAAATTTCCTTTCTCGGTATAAAGAAGTTACTCTTATAAGAAAAAAATCTATGGATGCAGTTAAAGATTTCGAAGACGAGTCTTTAGACTTTGTTTATATTGATGCCAATCATAGGATTAAATTTGCCCTAGAAGATATTTATGAGTGGTCTAAAAAGGTTAGAAGGGGCGGAATTGTGTCTGGGCATGATTATGTTGATGCCAGTGATTTTGGAGAGAATATAAATACCAAATATAAGCGCTGGTATGATAGGAATATTCATGTTAAATATGCGGTTGATGCCTATACAAAGGCTAAAGAATATGAAATAAAGAACTGGTATGTCCTGGGCAGAAAAGAAAAGAGAGATGGAGAGAAAAGAGATAAGTGTAGAAGTTTTATGTGGATAAAATGAAGAACCTATTTATTTATATCACTCCAGAGAAAACTTTTGAGCACGACGAAGAGCTTTCTAAGCTGGTTAAAATATCCATAGAAAATAGCAATTTCTTTGGGCTAGATACGGTGCTAGTAACTAACTTTGATTATGAATATCACGGGGTTAGGGCAACCATAGTCCCAGATGAGTGCTTTTCTTCGTTTAAGCCAACTACTACTAAACTAAAAACTATTATCTACATGATAGAGAATGGGATGATAGATAATGACTGGTATTGGTTTCATGATCTAGATGCCTTTCAATTAGAATATATTACCCTAAACGAGGTCTTACATGAGCTGGATGGAAGGAATATCGGCATGACAGATTATGGTAGGAGCAGCATCAATCGGGGAAGAGATAAGAGGTGGAGCACGGGAACAATATTTTTTAATAAAGACTGCAAAGACTTTTTAGATAAGTGGTGGCAGGTTACTAAGTTATATAAAGTAAATGAAGAAGTATCTTTATTGGAAATGTTAAAAAAGGAAAGATATAAAAAATATAGAGATCAAATAACTAAAATAGATATTACATATAATCTTGGGACCAGAAAAAGAGATGTAAAATATGTTTATGACATGGCTAAAAAACCACTTAAAGTAGTCCATTTCCACCCCCATGACAAGAGAAAGCTCTCCCTTGAGGATGGAGATAATCTTGATGTATGTATGTATGGTAAGAGCAGGATTGGCAAACCACTAATGACACCGCACCTAATCCATTTATTTAATAAACATGGCATAAAATGAGTATTAAAATAAGAAGCAAAGAACCAAAAACATATATAGTAATGGGAGCACCACACTCTGCTACTTCTTTTATTTCTAAAATATTACATGAGAATGGGGTGGACATGAATCCGTCTGATGAAAAATATTATGAAGACAATCAGTTTGCGTATTTTAATCTTTGCATGGAAAAAAAGAATAAAGAATGGCCTGGTCACATGAAGAAGTTAATAAGAAAAAGACAAAAGAAGTTTTGGGGGTGGAAAGATCCGAAAACCGCTTTTACCCTAGATAAATACCTCCCCCACCTTAAAAACGATGTTTACCTAATCTGTTGTTTCCGTAAACCAAGCAGGGTATTAAGAAGCTGGAGAAGGTCAAGAAAGGCCAAGGAGGGCAGGGGGTTGTTAGACAAATATAATAACGCTTTATTAAAATCAATAAAATATTTTTTAGAATATGAAGATAAATAAACAATTATCCATTTTAATCCCAGCTCGAAATGAGGAGTTCTTAAAAATTACCATAGAAGAACTGCTCAAAAAAATAGAAGCAGATACAGAGGTGATTGCAGTTTTGGATGGATACTGGCCAGATCCCCCACTAAAACATGATGATAGGTTAAAAGTTATTCATCTTAACAAGGCTATCGGGCAAAGAGCAGCCACCAATATGGCAGCCAGACTATCTAAGGCTAAGTATGTAATGAAAATGGATGCTCATTGTGCAGTATCTCGGGGGTTTGACAGAATCATGATTGAAAACATGAAAGACCATTACACTATGACCCCTCTAATGAGAAACCTATGGGCATTTGATTGGAAGTGTATGAAGTGTGGTAAAAGGTGGTATCAAGGCCCAGAACCAACTAAGTGTCAAAATGAGGAGTGTGATAGCAAGGAGTTTACCAAGAAAATTAAGTGGAAGGGAAAAGAAAGACCCCAGAGCTATGCTTACAGATTTAACAGTCAACTAGAGTTTAAATACTGGGGAGAATATAAGAAACGACAAAAGGGAGACATTGTAGACACGCTGGGACTTCCAGGTTCTTGTTTTATGTGCACGAGAGACAAATACTGGGAACTTAATATCTGTGATGAGTCTTGGGGCAGTTGGGGAGGTCAGGGTACTGAGGTATCTCTAAAAACATGGCTGTCTGGTGGAGAGGTGAAGGTGAACAAAAAGTGTTGGTATGCACACATGTTCAGAACTCAACACGGCTTCTCGTTCCCCTATCCCAACCCAGCCAGAGATCAGCTAAAAGCCAAGAATACCCTAAGAGACATATTCTTAAAGGATAAATGGCCACAAGCTAAGATGAAATTGAAAGATTTGATAGACAAGTTTGCCCCAGTTCCAGATTGGTAGATAGAGGTTTTGTCACAATGTTGATATAATTTGGGTATGGCAACAAACACCCATTCAATTCTATTTGACGATTCTCCTGAATATGCTTATCGTGCGGCTGCAAGCCTATCTGGATTTGATAGTTTGGCTGGAATAACCATAGAGGCATATATTTATTTTGATTCCCTTAGTGGTCTTATAATCCCGATATCTAACTGGGGCACGGCTGCTGCATCTAGGCAATTTACCGTATACACCAACGATGATAACAAGTTGTATTTTGGATTTTCTACTGCTGACCCATACGCAAGAAATGTAATTAGTGATAACGAAGTATTAAGTACTGGCTCTTGGCTTCATATTGGGGCGTATCTTAATCCAGGCGGAAACTGCACTATGTGGGTTGACAGGGAAGTTGTTGCTTCTAGCACTGGAGGGACTACTGGAACGAACCTGGTTAATGGGACAGACGCAGATTACGGCTTGCATTTTGGATATAGAGAACCGTCTTCAAACGGACAGCTATCTGGGAAGATAGACGAAGTTAGATTTTGGAGTGGATATAGAGATTTGGCTGCTGACAGCGACGACCAAATAGACCCATCTACATCTGGATTAATCGCTTATTATAGATTTAATAATAGTGCATTAGATGAAACCAGTAACGATAACGACTTAACTGTATCTGGAGCTACTTATTCAACATCAGTTCCCTTTGCTGGTACTTATCCCAGCGGAACAAGCGCCTCTCCATCTGTCTCTCCCTCAGTTTCTCCCTCGGTTAGCCCAAGCGTTTCTCCGTCCATTTCTCCAAGTGTTTCCCCCTCTATTTCCCCATCCGCAAGCCCTTCAGTTTCTCCCAGCGTTAGCCCCTCAATTTCTCCCTCCATATCCCCCTCTGCGTCGATTTCTCCCAGTATAAGCCCGTCAGTATCGCCATCCATATCCCCATCGATTTCTCCGTCTGCCAGCCCGTCTGTGTCCCCCTCTTTGTCTCCATCACTATCACCAAGTATCTCGCCATCTATCAGCCCATCGGTATCTCCGCCAGCAGATAAGACTTACACAAGGGGAGACTATAATGCCCTACCAGCAGATGACACAGATTTAGAAAACGCATTTATAGGTAGTGATTATACAGATGTATCTAGCGATAACGATGTCTACGTAACTCAAGGCGCTACAGATGAATATGCCATATTCTTATTCAAAGACCAAAACGACAACAACACAGACCCAATTACTCCCAATTGGAAAGGTAAGAGCGATTTAGCCCCCTCTAGTTCTAAGGTTGCATTACAAATTTATGACTTTGATGGTGAGACTTGGGAAGATGTAGCTGAAGAAAACGAAGCAGATGCAGATGAAGAATTTATTTTAACTGGAACAATTAGTTCAGATTTAGACCATTTTTATGGTGAAGATAACTGGGTAACCTTTAGGGTTTATCAGGATGCAATATAATGCCAATATTAGACGCACAAACACTACCACCAGAGATAACAGATAAATACGAAGTTACCGACAATGCTTTAACTTATATTCCCAAAGAAGATGTAAAAGACAAAATCGAAGTAGAAATAGGAGATAGTAAACAAGTAGACTTCAAACCTCAGTTTAAGATAATGCGTTGGGATAATGAGGTAAACTTTTCTATTCGTGCAATCGAAGATCCGACTGCTACAACTGAGTATGATAAGGAAAAGATTAAGTACATAGCTAAAGATTACGAACTACATATATACGACAAGCCAGAGGCAAGTGAAGATGGAGGCTATGAGGTAGAGTTTGTTTTACCATCAAAGCCAAGTTCTAATATTATTACCTCAACTATTGAAACTAAGGGATTAAACTTTTACAAACAATTAGAATTAACTCAGCAAGAGATAGATGGTGGAAATGATAGACCTGAAAATGTAATTGATTCCTACGCAGTTTATCACTCGACTAAAGGAGGAATGAATAATAGTGCTGGAAAAGAATATAAGGTCGGTAAGGCATTTCATATTTATAGAATAAAGGCTACTGACGCAAATAATAAAGAAACTTGGTGTGACCAAGATATAGATATAGAACATAAAACCCATACAATTACCATCCCTCAGAAATTCTTAGATGAAGCAGTTTACCCAGTAATTGTTGATCCAACGTTTGGGTATACAAGCATTGGAGGCTCTGATATATCAAGAACACAAAACTATTTTAGAGCTATTAGTGGTTATTCTCCTGTTTCTGATGGAACATTAGATTCTTTGTCTTGGTATGGATATTGGAATTACAGTTCTAATTACAGTAAGATGGGTTTATATAATGGAACATCTTTAATTGCAGAATCTAGTTCTATTATTAATCCATCATCAGCTCAATGGAATGAAAGATCATGTGGAGATGAGAATATTTATTCAGCAAATAGCTATTATATTGGAGAAGTTCATGAAGATTATTCATGTGTTTTATATTATGATTCTGAAGGATCTCATTACTTATTTGCTCATACATATAGTAATAGTTTTCCAAACCCATGTACATGGAATGTTACGGAATATGACAATTTGTGGTCATTTTACGCTACCTATACAGCCAGTGGGGGAAGCGCCTCTCCCTCCATCTCACCATCAGTTTCTCCATCTGTATCCCCATCTATAAGTCCTTCTATTTCCCCCTCGGTCTCTCCAAGTGCTAGTCTTAGTCCATCAGCCTCTCCTAGTTTAAGTCCCAGTGTATCCCCATCCATTTCCCCTAGCCTATCTCCTAGTGTTTCACCCAGCGTATCCCCAAGCGTCAGCCCCAGTATCTCTCCCAGTGTTAGTCCCAGCGCCTCTATATCTCCAAGTTTTAGTCCATCTATATCGCTTAGCGTTAGCCCAAGTGTATCTCTCAGTATTTCCCCTTCCGTTAGCCCCTCTGCCTCGATTAGTCCGTCTATTAGTCCAAGTATCAGCCCTTCGGTGTCTCCCAGCCTAAGTCCAAGTATATCACCTAGTATTAGCCCAAGCGCATCGCCTAGTGTGAGCCCTTCGGTTAGTCCTAGTGCGAGTCCCTCGGTGTCTCCAAGCGTGAGTCCGAGTGTAAGCCCATCAGCCTCAATATCCCCCTCTATTAGCCCGAGTATCTCGCCATCTATAAGTCCGTCTATTTCGCCTTCGGTAAGTCCATCATTGTCCCCATCTGCGAGCATAAGCCCATCATTGTCGCCCAGTGTAAGCCTAAGCCTGTCCCCCTCTGTGTCGCCGAGCGTATCACCTAGTGTTTCACCCAGCATTTCCCCGAGTGTCAGTCCGAGTGCATCTCTCTCTCCTAGCCTATCCCCATCCATTAGTCCAAGCATTTCTCCATCTATTTCACCAAGTGTGTCTGAAGCGGTTGAAATAGTTTTGAGTACCGATTTATGGGAGGTAACCTTTGGGGGGGTAAGTGCCAGCCCAAGCGTATCGCCCAGCGTATCGCCCAGTATCTCTCCTAGCGTCTCTCCGTCGGCGTCAATAAGCCCAAGTTTATCACCCTCTGTATCTCAGAGTGTATCGCCTTCAGTTTCACCATCAATCAGCCCGAGCGTGTCCCCAAGTGCATCTCTATCACCCAGTGTCAGCCCCTCTATCAGTCCTTCCATATCACCTAGCATTTCTCCGTCCATTTCACCCTCAGTAAGTCCATCAGCCAGCTTATCTCCCTCGGTATCTCCATCCGTTTCGCCCAGCATAAGTCCTTCTCTTAGTCCATCGATTAGTCCAAGCATAAGCCCCTCAGTGTCGCCCAGTGTTTCTCCAAGTGCTAGTATCAGCCCATCATTGTCTCCAAGCATATCCCCATCGGTTAGCCCATCGGCCTCTCCTAGCATAAGCGTATCGGTAAGCCCCAGTGTGTCCCCCAGTGTTTCACCTTCTGCTTCTATCAGCCCATCGGTATCCCCCTCTGTATCACCCAGCCTATCGCCCTCGGCTTCTCCATCTGTCAGCCCTAGCGTATCTCCCTCAGTGTCACCCAGTGTTTCTCCAAGTGCTAGTGTTAGTCCCAGCATCAGCCCGTCTGTATCTCCATCTGTGTCGCCAAGCCTTAGCCCATCAATCAGCCCTAGTTTATCTGGGGTAAGTGCATCTCCATCTATCTCGCCGAGTGTTTCCCCGTCTGCCAGTCCCTCGGTTTCTCCATCGGCATCAATCAGCCCCAGCGCCAGTCCTAGCCTATCCCCCTCGGCAAGCCCATCTGTTTCCCCGAGTGTGTCCCCAAGTGCTTCGCCTTCAGTATCACCTTCAGCCTCGCCCTCAGCATCCCCGTCTGCATCTCCCTCAGCCTCCCCCTCGGTGTCACCATCTGCGAGTCCATCACTATCACCCTCTATCAGTCCGTCTGCATCCCCGTCTGTGTCTCCGTCTGCATCCCCGTCTATTAGCCCAAGTTTATCCCCAAGCGTATCCCCATCTCTTTCGCCCAGCGTGGTCTATTACAAATACAGGCCTGTAGTTAATATTGAAAGGGAAAAACCAACGCCAAATATTGATGGAGATAACCCAATAATAATTGTATAATATAAATATATGTTAATTAAAATAGACCATCCACAAATAGACCAACAAATGACTAGGCTATCAGCCAATGTTGCAGCCTCAGCCTCCTCATCAACAGTAGAAAACAATGATGGTTTTGCTGCTGATATTTACGCATTATTTGGTAAATTAGGACAGGAAAGAACCGAAATAGTCTTACTTACCTCAGTAACTGGAAATACTACTCTGGGTCATACTACTGGGCCCGTTTTTGCCCATTCAGCTCGCACCCCAATATATAAGATAGGCTTTAATCAAGCAGAGATATACAGTGCCACTAGTGAAACTGGAACTTACAGCTTACTTACCACAGTAGACCTAGACGTAGACGAAGATTACACAATTTATGACGATGAAGATGTCACTACTACTACTTGGTACAAGGTCAGATATAAGAATGAGACTACCGAAGCTAGATCAGAATACAGTGATGTAGTTCAGGGGACTGGATATACTGAAAACTCTCTTTATTCGATGGCCAAGGAAGTGGCAGAAGAATTTGGAGATCCAGACTTTAGAGAGATAAGTAGGGCTGATGTTTACCGAAAACTTAGGGCTGCGGTTAGGAGAACAGTTATTGAAGTCGCTAAGAATGTTAAGGGATTCATGAGGGCGTATAAAGAAGAAGCTATGGCTGGTTCAGCCGAGTATACAGTTCCAGACAGGTTAATACACCTCTATAAAATAAGAACTAACTATTCTGGCAATACGATTGCTGATTCTTACCCAGTAAAAATCTTTACCTCTAAAGACAAGGTTTATGACCAGTCAGACTACAGTTCTATAGATCCACACGCTTACTGGGAGGGAGATAAGGTGGGGCTTGTTCCAACCACTAATAGCTCTGGATATATTTACTGGTATTACTTACAAGCCCCAGAGGACATGTCTGATCCAACTGATACTCATGGCCTACCCTACGGAGCAAGAGACCTACTGGTCTTATACGCCCTAGACAGATTATGGAGAGAAAAGAATCAAGACAAAGCTAAAGTTTATCAAAGTGACTACTATGAGGCTTTACCAGAATATATTGACTTTGTAGCTCAGAGCAGGCAGTCTGTTATGAGCCCCAGAGTTAAGATTGTGTTTGGCGAAGACCTGTATTGTTAATGAAATATAAGGAAATCATAGGATTTTCAGGAATTAATAGACAGGTATCTAATTTTCTTGTTAAACAAGGAGAGTTTAGTGATTCGCAAAACTTTAGAACCCAGAAAATCGGGGTGCTTAAAAAAGCAGGAGACTACGAAGCCTATTGTGCCAAGATAACCGCCCATACTATCTATTCTGGAGTACAACACACCTTAGCCGCAGGGACCAGAGAACACTTTGTAGCCATTAACGGCTCTGCCAATGCTGGAATATATAAGAATGTAGCTGGCACATGGACTAGCCAATCTCAGGCTCTTACAAAAAATAATGTCGTCAGAATGGCATATTTTCCTCCTCTTTTGACTACATTTGCAGTCAATTATGCCGATGCTACTCGCTCATACAGTGCTGCCTCATGGTCTACTTCTACCAATGTTACTGACGCTCCCAAAGCTAAAGACGTAATGTCATTCGGAGATAGGGTGTACTTATTTAATTGTGTAGTTGGAGCAAATTCATATCGAGACAGGGCTTATCGTTCTTCTATTGTAGATACCTCAATCACTTGGGATACGGACAATGATTGGATAACCTTTGAAGATGAGGTTGTCGGGGCGGGAAGAATGGGAGAACACATGTTTGTAGGTTGTAAATCATCTTGCTATCTGTTCACTCTTAATGATGAGAAAATACTTATCTCTACTCAGGGATTAGTGGGGATAAATGCTATTGCTTCTTATGGGAAGTTGGTATTTTATGCCACCAGAGACGGAGTATATGCCCACGATGGTGGCGAAGAAACTAAAATCAGCGAGCCGATTCAAGATTACTGGGATGCTATATCAGAAACTAATATTGGTAGCGTGGTAATGGGAGTAGATGGTAATTCGCTATTTGTTTATGTGGGAACAATAACAGTTGATGGAACCTCAATGCCCACTACTGTGTTTGAATACGACATTCTACAAAATGATTGGAATAAGCTTAATTATGGGCTGACAATTACCGAGATGCACAACTTTATTGACAGCACTTATGGGCAGCAACTATATGCTGGCACTTCTACTGGCTATGTGTGGAAATTAAATAGTTCTCAGTCCCAGAATACTGGCGTAATACATTCTTATTATGAAACTGATTGGCAGTATGGGAATGACCCCAAAGAAATGAAAACATTTTATGAACTCTGGGGTTATGGTAAAGAGCTATCAGGATTGAATGTCAGCTACAAGGTAGATGATAGGGATTGGGAATCAATTGGACAATTAAACGGAAGCAGGGATTTTTGTAAATTTAAGGTTAGGGGATACAGAATCAAGTTTTTATTAGAAGAATCATCTAAAGATAACATGTATGAACTTCACATGTTAGAATACGGTTATGAACCTCAATATGAGGAAAACCGAGATAAGGAGAGATGATGGATTATAGAGACTTAGGCTTTTCTGGATTTTTAACAAAATCCTTATTTAAAAAAAGACAATCCTCTGCTGATGTTAGGGGAGATCTAAGTTCCAATACAGTTGGAGCTAAAGAATTGAAAAAGAAATCTATTGATAATGAGCAAGTAAAATATAACTATCGTGGATTCAATGCGGTAGTAGATGCTGGGGGAAATGGAGACTTTAAAGACATACAAGAAGCTATAATTTATGTTAATGATAATGGCGGAGGAAGAATTTTAATCAAAAAAGGTACTTATACACAAACTACAGACATAATAATGTATGACAATATTACATTAGAAGGAGAGGGGTCATACAATGGCACTAACATTTCTTTTAATAGCTTGGGGAATGGTATTTTTATCCATGATTTAAACAATGTTAGAATAACTAATCTTTGTATAATCGGCAGTGCAAGTTCTACAATCGGAGCTATAGATATAGATGATTCGACAAGGATTAAGATTGATAATGTCTTCTTTTCTGCAAATGTTAGTGGGGGGAGTGGGATTGATATAAGAATTGTTGGCGACTCTTATAATGTAAGCGTAAGTGATTGTACTGGAGAAGGCGGAGAAACATTTTTATATATGGATTCTAGTATTTCTTCTCCTAAATTTTTTACAAACATTTCTTTAACTGATTATTCTGGAGATGTTATTTTTGGAGACGGAGAGATTGATGGTTTAAAAGGAGTGTTCTTTTCAAATGTTAGTATATATACTTTTGCTGAGGCAGCAATAAAAGGGCAGTTAAATCATTGTAAATTTTCTAATATATATATCTATAATTCTGGTACAAGCACGACTAATGTAATAGATATAACCAGTGGAAGCTCAAATGAATTTACCAACCTAGAAGTTATAGCAAATGCTACGGGAGATTTAATAAATATAGATAGATTATATAATCAATTTACTAATTGTTATATTGAAAATGGAAGTAGTGGAGATGTAGTAGATATTTCTAATACTCACAATAGTTTCTCTAACTGCAGGATGGTAGGATCAACTTCAACAAATAAAATATTGAGGATTTCTGGAAATGATAATAAAATTAATAGCTGTCAGATAATAAATACTAGCTCTGGTATACCAGTAGAAATATCATCAGCCTATAATGGAATAACTAATTGCAATCTGGATGGAAATAGCTCTAACGCATATACTCTACAATGCCTCTCTGCTGGAGATGGAAATATGATAACTGGATGTAAGATTGGTCAATATGCAACTAATGCAGTAAGATTTGATTCTGGAGCAGACTATAATGTTTTGACTGGAAACAGGGTCTTTTCATCGGTTTCTGACGCTGGAACTGGAAACGTAGACTCAGGCAATGCTTAATAAATCTTGATATAATATATATATGCCATTCAAAGAAGCAGGAACAACAGTAACATGGGCAAACCCACAATTTGTCCCAGAAAGTCAGCGTGAAAACGGTGGCTGGTATTATAATCCAGATACTAACAGAGTAGATCGCTGGTGGAGCGATGGTGGAAGTTCTAGTCAAAACAGCACTGGATCTCTAGAACAAGAAGCAGAAGATAGAATGGTAAACGACACTGCTGATCTAATTTCAGAGTATCTAGACAAACTTAATAGGGCAGACAACATAACATTTTCAGATGAAGAGCTCCAAAATTTCCTTGATAAAGCTACTGCAGAAGTACAACCATATTACGATAAAAGGTTAGCTGAAATTAAGACTGGTATACAAGAGGGACAGATTCAAGATGCAGAAGATCTACTTATTGCCCTAAGAAGAAGCAAAGACGAAGTAGAAATGTCTCTCAAAAAGTATGACTTAGAAGAAGCCCAAACAGAGGAAGAGTTTATAAACACCCTTGCACAGATTACTTCTCAAGAAGGAGAAGATCTGGAGCTAAGTAGATTAAACTGGAGGGATAGAGTTAATCAGGCCAGAAACCAACAAGTTCAAAAAGGTATTCAAACTAGCGGTATTGGAAAACAAGAGACTGCTACGCTAAATCAAAGAGCAGACATTGAACAAAGTGGTATCGCTAGAAGAGCAGATGAGAAACAACTAGCACTAGAAACTGGTAAAAAATATTCATTAGAAAACATTGCCCTTGCTAGAGAAGCAGTCCAAAGAGAAAGAGTGAGAAAATACGGGACAGAAGATGAGGCTACCGCACTAGAACAAGGCCTTAAAGATAGGGCTGGTGTAGAGGGAGATGACTTCTCTGAAATTGGATTACTTAGTAACAGAGCCAAGAGAAATGTAACTGCCTATAAACCAGAAGCCTTAACTCAGACAGAAGAGGAAAGAAAGAGAGCTATAGAGTCAAGAAAACTAAGATTACAAGAAGAAGAAAGATTGGCAAAGTCTGCTAGACTAAGATCAGAGGCAACAAACCTAAGAATGAGTAATAGTAACTTAAATAATTATCTAAATAATAACTAATATGCCCACATACGAAGAAGACTACTTAAAAATCAAGAACGCTAGAGACAAGCAAGGACAGATGAATAAACAATCAGCTGATCTAGCTGCTGGTGCTCAAACATTCGGAGATAGAGTTAAGGCTAAAGTCAGAGAAAAGATGGCTGCATCTGGGATGGATAAATTATCCCAAGATTATGGTCGTGCCACAGGGCAACTAGTCAGTGAACCAGCAGCCATGAGAGCTAGAATGGCTGATGTAAACCCTCTACAAGTAGATGCCCTAACAGCTAAACAAACAGGACAGACACTTGATACTCTAACTTCTACTAGCGAGTTTCAAAAACTAAGAGATGCGAGTATTACAGACGTTATAGATTCTAGTACTAACAAGATACTAGCCCAAGCAGCTCAAAAGAAAGCTGAGGCTGACAAGGCTCAACAAGAGGCAGACTCACTGATCGAGGAGATTAGACTAAGAATGGACCAACAAAAAGCCAGTATGTCTGGTGAGTCTAAACAAACAGTTAATTTACCTGGATTTGGAGATGTACAACTAACAGATAGTCAAATAGCTAGTCTGTGGTCTAGCGGTAAATTAGGAGGTAGTGGATTAGATCAAAAAACACAACAAGAATATTCTTCGGTAAGTAAAATAATTAACCAACTAAAAGATATGTATTATGGACAAGAGGGATCAGAAGATGATCTATCTAGGGGCAGATTAGGAGGGGCTTTCTCTAATGTAAAATCTTGGATAGGGATGGACAGTGATGTCAAAAACTATAATAGAACCAAAGACGGTATTGTATCAACACTAAAAGGGCTTGTTGGAGAGAGTGGGGTTTTATCAGATGAAGACACTAAGAGGCTTAAATCTTTACTTCCCAAGACCACAGATACAATGGAAGAAGCAAAAGAACAATGGAAAGAAATAGACAATCTTTTGAATAACAAATATGGATTAAGTTGGCAAATAACTGGAGTACAGGAGTAATATGAAATACGAAATAACCAATAAACAAACTGGGGAAGTTAAATATGTAACCGCAGATCAGTTGGCTAACTACGGTTTGTCTGCCCCATCATCAAGTCAACAGACAACTGAGCCAAAGGAAGAAAAAAATACGGCTCAAAAATTAAGCGATTTCTTTGCTCCAGCCTCTAGAAAATTTGGAGAGCTGTTGGGCGGATCTGCTCTTATGGGCAAACAAAATAAGGCCAACGAACAATTGTTGGAACAACTGAAAATAAGACACCAATCTCTGCTTGATGAGGCAGCTAGAGAAACAGACTCAAGAAGAAAAGCAGAGACGCTTAAAATGGCTAAAGATACGGTTAATAGAATGAATGAGCTGGGTGGAGAGACTCAAGAAATGGTTAAGGGGATAGAAGAAAGATCTGGGTATGATCCAAATAGGTCTGCCGTGTCCAACTATTTAAAACAAGCCGCTGGAGTAGGAGCTGAAGTAGGAACTTATGTTGCCCCTACTGGTAAAAACTTAGCTGGTAAGGCTGGAATGGGAGCTATAGAGGGAGCTTTAACTGGAGTAAGCGAAATGGATAACTGGGGAGAAGCTCAAAAGATTATTAATGGAGCACTGGGAGGAGCGATAATGACTGGGTCTTTAGATTTAGTCGGGAAAGGGCTCGGGAAAGTGTGGAAGACATTTACTAAAACTTGGCCTGAAGCATCTTTTGCTAGGGGACTAGATGTTAAAAACCAATCAGAAATTAAAAAAGCATACAAGGTTTTGAACCAAATGTCTGAAGATGGATTCAAGGGTAGCTATAAAGACTCAATTAAATACCTAAGAACCCTAGGAGAAGGGGCCGAAGAAGTTTTACAGAAAAAGCAAGGTTCATATAGCGCTAGAAAGCTGTTGGGAAATGTAGACGATGAAGTCTTAGATGATACATTAAATGAACTTGCTGATATAGCTGGAGATATTAAGGTAAGTAAGGCAATTAAACCAGATTCTACCTCTGTATTTAAAGGTGCTAATGGTGAAAAAGCCTTAGAATCTCTAAGTAAACTTAAAATGGGAGAAGAAATAGATTTGCAAGAAGCTTTGAACCTTAAAAGGGTGGCTCAAACAGCATCTAGTTGGTCTAAGGATTCTAGTAAACAAATGTTTGATAGGTTTGGGAATATAAGTAAAAAGATAGGCCAAACACTTAAAAATTCAGACGATGAGATTAAAAGGGCGTTAGAACTAGAACAAATTTCTACTGTTCTTGGCCCATTAGCTGATGCTGCCTCTGCAAAAACATTTAAAAATGCGCTGCCTACAATTCTTGAATGGTCAGCTTTAATTGGTTCTGGGTTTGCTGTTGCTACTGGTAACTATGGATATGGAGGAGTGGCTGGAACTGCGTTTGCACTAAATAGAGCTTTGTCTGGAAACAAGGCGGTTGGCACATATAATTTTGGCAGGAATGTAGAGGGCAAGCTAGATAACCAAGCCGTTAAGCAACTAAGAAACTTTTTATGGAGAACTAGCGCTAGAGAAGGAGCTAAACTAGCAAATGAATAATTATGTTTGATAAAATAATGCAAAGATTGCGAGGAACGGTTGGTGCAGCACTTAACGCCCCCAGGCTAAGGCGGGAAAATGAATACAATGCCAGAGGCAGGCAGGCCGTATCAGACACAGAGGCGTTTGAAAGAATGGCAGGATATTACGACAAGGATGCCATGAACCCCAAAATGTTTCAAAGAAATGCAGTAATGCAGGCTACTGGACAGACTATACCTATACCTCCAAAAGCTTCTGAGATTATTCAAGAACAGGTAGGAGGAAATAGACAGGCACTAGAGTCAATAGAACCACAAACACCTGGCATGGAAGTATATCGTAAAGACATGGAAATGAACCCAGACTTATTTGATGTGATTATGAACGCTCAAATACCTGGAGATCCAGATGAACAAGTAGGAGGAATGAGAGCTGAAGATTACATCAGGAGAATGGTAATGAATTTAGCTGCAAGAGAATCAAGCGGAGGGAAAAACCTATCTGGGGATAGTGGTAATGCTTTTGGTCCTTATCACATCAATCAGCTCTATAGAAAAGATATAACTCCAGATGAAGCGATGGACTTTGAAAAAGCAACAGAATATGTTTTAAAGGAAATTAACAGGAATAGAAAATCTGGTAAAAATTACGATCAGTGGCTTAGGTCTTGGAACAGTAAATCTGGATATGTAAATGATGCCCCTAGATATGATGTAGAAATGCCAAGAATGGCAACCTCATCAGCTTTTACTAGGAAATAAACACACCCTCTGCCATATTTTCCCAATTTTCTTTTTTACTCCACTGTTCTAATTTCTTCTGTATTTCTGGAATAGTGAGCCGTTTATTACAACCAGCTGGAATAAAATCAGCACAATCCTCACAATTCCAATGCCCAGACCGAGCCGTTTTTACTTTACATTCATAACAAACCCCATTCCCACCCACCTCCTCACTACCAAAGTCTTTATTTTTTTTCCATGCTTCTACAGCATTAATAATTTCTAGTAATTTTTTTTCTTTATTATTACAATTACTTTTTTTTATTTCTCTATATAATTTTCTATAAAAATCTAACATATATTTCCAAGAGGGAGTAAGTAAATTTGTCCTCTTAGTATTTTGATTAGTTAATAAATACTAGAAACCCTACCTAAAGCATTTAGGCAATACAGTTACGTCGGTAATGGTGCAAGTACTTGTTGACAGTTATTTCCTGTCGGGAGGTTAGATTGCTGTCTAACTCATGTAATCTGGAACTTGTTTAACGCCTCATCCAGCATTTCTGTTTGTCCTTGGCGTTAGTTTTCACTAACACAGACAGAGAGTACCCTTTAGCTTACAGATCTAAGCGGTCTATAGAGTTGAAAACTGCTCTTATGAAATTGTACGGGGGCTCTATAGATACTCCCTGTAAACTCTCTCTGCCTATGTTAATGAACTAAAAAGAACCCACAACTCAAGTTAAGAAAAATTGTGGGCTCGTGTTAATTATTAAGTAGGTCATAAAAAAATCAGTTACTCTATTCTTGGGCGCAGTGGGTATGTTGTCCTTAACCCATACCCAAGAATACAATAACTGATACGGACAACATTTTCACTGCTTTAATATAAGAGTATTATAGTTTATTTTCTTAATTTTGTAAATATCTTTTCGGTCAATTCCTTATTATTCTCTATCTTCTGATGACAGGCTACACAGGCTAAGCATACCTCATTAAAGTCCCAGAGCTTCTCTGGTTGAGAGTAATACCACACTCTCTTATGTCTGTGAGCAAAGCCTAGAAAGCTGTGATTTAAACAGCCTTCCAGACCTATCTCACATGTCCTTATATCCTTGTCCCAGAACAGTTGCTTGAGTTTACGATTTGCTTTTTGATTTATTTTTGTTTGTCTTCCCATTTAATCCTCGTCTAATTTCATAACATGAATAATGTAAGTTCCATCTTCTTCTTCTCCATTAACAACAATAACATTGTCTGGTAATTTAAAATCCTTATCTCTACTGTCCGCTGTCCAAAACTCTTGGCTTTCAAATAATGTATCAGAAATTAGTCTAGTCATTTTTTTAATTGTCATATTAATCCTTCCTTTTTAAAGAACTCATATATCTCATAGCCATAAGAGTCTATGTAATCTCTTGCATAGTCTCTAGCTAGTTTAGAGTTCCAGTAAATAATATAATCTTTTTCTTTGAGATACTGATTCCACCTCATGAGATACATCTTTTCTATGGGTAGCTCAGCTAACTCACACACTAGAAAGTAGAATGGGATTTGAGCTTTTCTAGACCATTCCAAACTATTGGAAACTCCTGTCTTATACTCAAACCCCACTCCAGAGTCATAGGTATCTATAATACACTTCACATCAAAGATGTCATTATACGAAGCTACTACCACCTTCTCATTCTCAGGGTGCTTAAAACTCCCCTCAAAATTTTTAATATCAAAGAACCAATCGGGGAACTGTCCTTTTTCCTCAATGGGTTTTTGTATTTCCTCGTGTAGTCTCCTACCATCTATCATGTATTTATTGGGAGTAGACTTCATGTGAAAATAGGTTTGGATAGCTTGATCTACTTCTCCTCTAGCCCACTGACTGAGTAGTGAATAGGATAGTCTTAGTTTCATTCTAATATTAAAATGGTTTTAATTAACTCTATTGTTTCCTTGTCGCTTCTTTTTAGTTCTTTACATAAATCTAACATGCTTTTTATTTGTTTAGACATAGCCCTAAGCCCTGTATAAAAAGATTCTTTTTCTTTGTTTTTAAATATTTTCATTATTCCTCCAAAAACTTATTATTAAGCGAAAATGAGATAGATTTAGTTCTGTCCTTCTCATGAATCCCATCAGGCATTTCCCCTACCTCTTTAACATACTTATCTACCTTACTACTATCTACAGAGTAATAGATCTTCTCTTTGAGAAAGGGTTTGGCTATCTCTATCTCACTCATTTTATAGGTATACTTAGCCCCATAAGAACGATAAATAGCTTTTACCCTTTCTCCTATGACTCCTTTAAATGATGGGTCAATAGTCTCTCCCGCTTGTTTAATGGACTCCTTAACGTGGCCTACGGCTTCATTAACGATATTCTGTAGCTCTAAGAGCTTAACTAGGTATTCTTCAGCTTCTCTTTTTAACACTAGCTTACCTGCCTTCTCAGAGAGTTCTACTGGGTATTTAGGATCAACCATTATTTTACTCATTTTGTTCCTCCAAGTATTTCATGTATCTAAATAGTCCCCAGGCTGTAGTTTCTCTGCCTTCCATATATAAATCTATTAAAATTTTTTTTATATCATCTAGAGTATAAGTGGGTTTAGTAGGGAACTTGGGCAGTTTATTTCTCATATAATAAACCAATCATCGGCGATCATGTCTGTTTCATGAACCGCCCATTGATGGGTTTTTCCTTTAGTATGTATTGATAAAAACTCATTGTGCATGAGTGCGTATTCATTCTTATCTTCCCAAGCTAACCGAGAGACTTTCTTACCTTTGTGTACTTGTTTAATAGCCTGATAAAAGTCAAAGGGCTTTGTCTCTTTTTTAGGGGTTATTATGGGAACTGGTTTGTTAGGTACTGGAGAGTGCATATTATTTATTTAGATTACTATTTATAATTTCACTAGCTTGGACTTTAGTCATTCCCTCAAGCCATAGCTCAGGCCATTTGTCCATGATTAGCTTTTTCTGTGCTGGTGTTGCCATCTCTTTTCCAGTCCCACTAGGTGCAGAGTCAGACCATTCTACAAAGTCACAGCCACTAGATTGCTTAGTCTTCCAGTCATATTTAGCAGTAGAACACTTGATGTGCTTTTTACCCTTAGCTTCAAAATAAATCAGCTTAGAACCACACTTAGGACAGGTTCTATCAGGTACATATTCAACTTCTTTCTTATAGCTTGAATATCCCCTCTTAGCCTGAGCGGTAAAGCCATTAGAGGCAAAGTACTGCTCTTGGACTGCCATTCTATTGAGTAAATCGTCCTCATCATTCCCTCTCATAGTAAACAGTATGGGAAACCCAGCTTGAGTATTTAGAGAGTAAGTAACACTGGCTCTAGCCTCATTGAAATCATTTGCCATATCTTTTCCTTTCTCTATTTACAATTATCTGTAAATAGCTAGTTGATAGACCATAACCGCCAGCAGACTTAGGGTAACTCAGTTCCCTGTAAGATTTGGGGTCAAAGTCTTTCTTTCTTTTTAATGCTTTTTTAACTAAGTGTTCTAGTTCTTTGTGTGATAGTTTAGAGTTCACCCATGCAGGGTCATAACCGCACTTCTCTAGAAAGATCTTAGTATTACGATAGCGTTTTTCTGGATACATAGTATTCCTTAATTTAATAACACATAGATTATAACAGGTTGTATAATACTATTCAATATCTTTAATAGCTAGATAGAATACAACCATCCAAATTAGTACTGCAATCATACATTTTCTCGATAGACATGAGTACCTTTCTCATTCTGTCGCTTCTTTCTTAGCATTTTAATAACTGGATTGGGTTGCCATCTTGGTTTAACCCCAAACTTTTCAGCTCTCTTTCTATCATTAGCCTGAACCATACGCCTAGCTCTGACTACAGAAGAATATGGTGGCATTTCCAAAAACTCTTGATAACTCATGGTATTCCTTGCAAAAGCATGCAATTCCATGTGCATATGCCAGAACAAAGACCTATCATCGCTTCTAGTTTCGGGATATTCCTCTAGCATATTTTGTACTAACTTGTATAATTTCATTTGCGTGGACGGATAGTAGAGTAGAACCCTACTATCTGTCTATTTAATTTATTAAGATTTGCAATTGCTTTTTTGTTAAGTTCTTCTCGGCAGATTTCTTCGTGTTCTGCCTCAAAGTCTTGGTCATACTCACAATCGCAGATTGGACATCTAGTTATGCTCATAATTCTGCTGGAATGCCATCTCCTTTATAGCTCCCATGTTTTTTTCTATTTTCTGACTCTGCCTCTACTATTAAAACAATGTCTTTATAGTTAAGGCACTCTCTAATGTCCCATTTAGTATTGACTAACTTTCTTATTACTTCCTCTGGTTTTTCATGAAATTGGGTAGCTAACTCCTCGACAATCCCTTGAAATTCCAAGATCATATCATAATAATCATCTGCTAATTTTTGCTTATCCATATTTGTTAGTTAATCTTTCTATAGATTGAAACTATTTTGTATTGTTTATAATTGACTGGCATATCTTGTAAGAAGTCATCTAAGTCCTCTTTAGTGTCAAAATATACAGTTCTGATTTGGAGCTTACCTTTATGGATAAACTCAAAATTTAACTGAAATTTGTCCTTCATTTTTCTCCTTAATATATATATTTTTTAATAACATCAAACTCCTTTTTGCTTAGCTCTGATATGCTGTTTATTTCGGCTTGTCGATAATCATCTTCTATCCATTGACTATCTTCTCTTCTAATTTTTAACTCAGCCATATCTCTGCTTTCTGCCATTACTGGTGTTTGATACATATACTCATATTCTCCATCTCTGATGGTATGAGTAACAATAAAGTATTTCATTTTTTATTCACCTCACTTTCATTTTAATAATAATAATACATAAACTAAGAATAATACTGATATAAAACTAATAATATCCTTTATTTTCTCCATATTCACATATAGTCATAATTAAATCTTGCAAGATCTCTTTTTCATTCATTTCAAAGATTTCACAGTCATAACTGACTTTTTCTAATAAGTTTTTTAACTTGATAGTGGCTTGTTTATTGTCCATTATCATAAAAATTCCCCTCTTAATATAGATACTAGCGGTACTTCGTGTCTTACTAATTGGCCTAAGAATTGATGTTCAACTAGATACATTACTTGTATTATTTCATTGGCCATATTCCTAGTAACATGAATATCTACTATGGTTTCAATGGCTTTAGCTTTATTATTGGCCTTGTATTGTTTACCAATATATTCTGGCCTAATTTTATTATCCATATTTTTATTCTATTTATTAACTGATATCCCACTACTACAGAGGTAAATAGTGGGGTATCAATCAATAAGCAAGTATCAGAGCCTCTGTATTAGTTTATAATCTTTCTATTTTCCACCAACCTCTAATTTCCTCATCATTTTCATCTAAATAATTTAATTCTCCTTGATTATAGCCCGCCACTATCATTTCCTTAATGTGCGTTTGTTCGCTTTCTGGCATTTCCATATCATTATCATAGTAAAAATAATTGATATTGTGTTGTAAAATTGTTATATTTTTATTCATATTTATTCCCTAATGCTTGCTATTGTTGATGTTAAGGAGCTAAACTTTCACATTGCAAGCGGTAAGAGTTTACCGCCTGTCATCTGAGGGGTTAAGATTGCATTGAACAATAAAACTTGCTAATTGCCATATCAAAATTTGATGGCTTTCTATATTCATCAGTCCACTTTTCAGTCTCATTTAAAACAAGTTTTATAATATTCTTAGTGATATATTTAGTTGTATATCCCCTTAACTCAAATTCTTTTATTATTATTTTTATTGATTGATTGATTGTCATATATTTTCACCTATAAACTATTAGCTTATATAGTGATCTTGATTTTGTTAAAAGCTTTCAATAATAAAGGATTCATCATCAATCATTATTACGGTTGTCTTATCCTCTAAGTCCTCCATTGATTCTATATTGTCATAATCACTTTGTAATTCCTTTAGATTCTTATATTCAGTGAAATCAAAACAGAAAGTAATGGGATCAAAGTCTATTTCCTGTCTTATTCCTTTCTCGTATTCCTCAAAATAATCAAATAGTGCTTCTAAACCTTCATAACTAAAATTCTCAGGCATGATATCTAGGAATCTAGAGCAGAATTGAGTTTTATTGAGTGTGATCTTCATAGTATTTCATAAAATAGATTATTCTATTCTATGCCTTGATTTTTATAATTGTCTCTAACAATCCAAACATCAGCCAACAAGATTTGATTAATGTATTTTAATTAATGCCTTACTTGTTTATTCCTAATTCTCTAGCAAGGGAATAAATCTTGCTTGATAGTTTACAAAGATAATCCCTCTCTTTATATGCTTGGTCTTTAAACTCATCTGAAAAAGTTAAATTAGCACCAGTTTTATAAATTTCTTCTAAAAAGTTTATTTTTTTAGAGATAATACTAATACTTTTATAGAATAAGTCATTTTGATCAATGATTAAATCTTTGACTATCTCATATTGTTTTTGTAAGTTTCTTTTCATATTATTTATTCAAATCAGTGAGTATATATTCTCCTGACTTGATTTTTTCCTGTATTTCTTTTTTACTTGATGTTCCTAAAAACTGATTGAGATATTTCAAGGTGGTTCTTGAATAATCCCAGTAATTAATATCTAAATAGATTTGATTTATATATTTATTCTCTGGTTTATAATCTAGTCTTTTTGCTTTGGCAATTATAGATTTATAACTTTGAAAATAAACATTCCATTTATCATCTACTATAATATATTGATTTGCCACTGGTCGTCCTGATCGTGGACTTATCATATTTGATACTTTCATATTTGTATCTTATTGGCTTGTGTTTGAATTGTTAAAGAGCTTAATTTATACATTAGAAGGGATATAAGTCCCCTCTATCTATAAACTATAATAGATCGTAATTCCCCTCTGATAACTCTTGAAAAATAACCTCTTCCATCTCTTCTATCTCTTCTAATTCGTAACTCTTAACAGTCCTATCTTCTAACCATTGAGTAAAGTCTTCACCGTTTACTCTGTCTGTAGCTTGATACATATTTATTCTGATAATGCTTATCAGATCCTTAACTTGATAATATATCCATATTAACACGGTATACAAGGCATGTCAAGTATCAATTAACAGGCACAGGCTTATCAATCCTATATTCAAAGCAAGCTAATCATTAAGGTAATAGTGTTATTAGAAGTTATTAGATCAACGCTAGATCATGCTAGTTAGAATCCCCATATTCTATGTCTAGTAAAGTATTGTATATATAATTAAGTAGTAGTAGCTATTTATTAGTAGAGTAGTAGCCACCTCTTTTTCTTTCTTATTCTTATAATTATATTAATTAACAGAGGTAATATAGGGGGGGTAGGTAGTCAAATGACCTGATAAAATTAAAATTAGTGTATCCCTCCATCCCCAAATTTCTAATATTTTTTAGTATTTTATACCACAATTGTGTATTGATATAATTGTGTAATTGTGTATAATATTTGTATGATTAGAACTAACATATCCTTACCAGAAGAACTGTATGAAAGATTGCGGGAAAAAAAGTTTAGGGAAAACAGATCGTTGTCTGAGATGGTGAGAGAGGCACTAGAGGGGTATTTGTTTAAAGAAGTTAAATCTTCCCTGGAAAAAGAACAAGATGCTGTTAAAATTAGAAAAGATATTTGTGAACACGGCTTGCCCAAGAGTTTGTGCAAGAGGTGTATGTTCAAATGAAAAAACTAGGCAAACCAGAACCTGACTCAGAGGTGGTCAATAAAGAACCTCGTGTATTGTTAATTGGATATGGGTGGGTAGGACAGTATATGGGGAAGTATTTTAAAACTGCGGATATTGTGGATTCTAGTGGGTATGTTAAAAAGGAACATGATAATTATGATCTGGCAATTATTTCAGTTCCTACTCCAGACATGAAGGGGAAGTGTGACGCCTCAATTGTTGAGGAGGCGGTGGATAAGTATCAGGACATGGTTGATATTTTCCTGATTAAAAGTACGGTAGAGATTGGTACAAGTAGACGACTAGAGGAGAAATATCAGGCGTATGTGTGTATGTCTCCTGAGTATATTGGGGAAACCCTAGGCCATCCCCTGTTAGAGCCACGCAGAGATGCTTTTCAAATTATCGGGGGCAGTCCCAAGGCAACTGAGAGAGTGGCAGAAATGTTTATGAAAGTTTTACACGCCTCTGCCCCCATGTTGTTAGTTAGTCATGAAGAGGCTGAAATTATCAAATATTGTGAGAATTATTGGATAACTAGAAGGGTTGATTACTGGAACGATGTACTGGAGATTTGTGATAGTTTTGATGTATCATTTACCAGGGTAAGAGAAGGAGTTGTCTTAGATCCCAGAATGGATCGTACCCACTCTAATGTTTACCGAGACAACAGGGGCTGGGCAGGAAAATGTCTGCCCAAAGATATGAACGCTCTGGCCTACTCTATGAGAAAGAGGGGCAATCCACTCACCACCTTAGAACAATTAATTGATAAAAATAATAAACTCAGAAATGAAACTAACTCCTAAACAACAGGCGGTCGTAGAGATAGCAGTAAATGATGTAGCGGAGGGAAGGGGGTTAGATCTGACCGAGGCTACACGCAAGATTTACAATGTTAACGGGAAGAGAAGCGCTCAGGCCATCTCGGGCAAGAATTTAACCAGGAAACATTTTAGGCAGGCGTTGATGAACGGATTGACCAAGAGAAATATAATCGGGGAAAATTCCAGGGTAGAAGTAGTCTTGGATCAAGGATTGGATGCTGAGTTTAAGGGGAGACCAGATCACAAGACACGCCTAGAATATGTTAAGGAGATTAATAAGATTAGCGGGGTCTATGCGGCTGAGAAGAGAGAGACCAAGAGCATGAACCTGAATATTGATATGTCCCAAGAGGAGCTAGAGGAAAGAATTAAAAACCTTAACAAGGAGCTAAATGAACCATGAGGCTCTCGATACCGCCATTGATATTTTAAGAGACAAGGGACTTTTAAAAGATATTTGTGGCATTTTTACTTTAGAGCTTGTAGAGACTTATTTAGATCAAAGTCATGATGAAGAAACCATAAGAGATGTGCCGACTCTGTTTTGTGAGATAGTGATTCAACTACTAGAAGACGGCGTGTGTTGATATAATATAAGGTATGGCAGAAAATATAACCAAGCCAGAAAAGGCGAAAACACCTCAAAAGTTAAAAAATGGCAAAAAAAAATAAATCAACCGAATACACACCCATTACGCCTAAAAATTTTCGTGAGAAACTTAAAGGCCTTGCTTCGTTATTTAGGGACATATTGTGGCTTGCGACAACGGCATTTGCTTTTATTCTTTTTGCTAGTAATAGCTGGTTTGCTTTTAAATCTGCACACATTATTGCGATTATTGAAGACCTCACCAGTGCAATCGAAGTCAACGCAGCTAATATTAGCTATTGCCGACAGAATTATGAGCATATTCAGGAGGTTGTGGAAATTTATATAAAGGAAGATAGGAAGAATACGGAGATAGTCAAAGAAAATATATCTGAGATCAATGGGTATTTGAGAGGAATAGAGAATAGGTAGACTGGTTACACATTTATCTATGTTGGTGACGGGGGTATAATTAGAATATAAACAAGGTTACAAAAGCTAGAAAACTAATTGAAAGACTAGTATGAGATTAAAGCTAAAAAATGAATATGGACAACGAGATAATCGCTGGGCTAATGTTTTACTTGGTTATAATAAGAACACTCTTTATAATATTGGAGGATGGGGATGTTTAATTACTTCCTTAGGAAATTATGTTGGAAAGACCCCCATTGAAGTTAATGATATTCTTAAAGCGAACGGTGGCTTTACTGCTAACTCTGGTAATTTTATATGGAGTCATTGTCGTGATTTGGGGCTTGCACAAACATATCAATCACCTTATTATTCTGGGCCAGTAACCAGTCAGGGGCTTTCTAAGATGAAATCCCTTTTAGATCAGGGTTTGCCATTGCTAACCCATGTAGACTTTGATCCGAGAGATCCCGATGATGACATGCACTGGTTATTGGTAATTGGATATGAAAATGACGACTTCTTTGCTTTTGATCCTTGGACTGCTACTCACATTAACTTGGATGTTTATGGTGGCAGTGCAGCGAGGGCTGTTTTAGAGTTTAGGGCTTATGATAAAAAGTTAGAAAAGGAAGGAAGTACAATCTCCATTGAACAAGGCTTGTTTGAAAAGCTAGTTAGCAAGTCAGCCAAGTATGATGAGTTTGTAAAAATGGGATTTAGCGATCCCATGCAAATTGAAAATCAGATTGCCAAATTAAATAAAAACAAAGAAGAAGTCCAAAAACAGAATCAGGCACTAGAAGATTTGCTTACTAAGCGCAATGAGGAGGTTGAGGAGCTAAAAAAAGAGCTTTCACTAGCAAATAGTGCAAAAACTAATCTACAAGAAAGTGCAAAATCACTATCCAGAGAATTATCGTCTATTAGAGTCGAGCTAGCAGAGTCTACCTCAGATAATAACAGGCTAAAAAGCTCTCTAGGCAGGTGTAATAACAGATTAGCAGAAGCGAAAGAGGAAATTGGCAAGCTAAATGACTATATTAAAGACTTAGTTGAAAATGGTGGTTGTGAAAATGTGGTTGTTGAGCCGATATTTGAAAGATTTATAAATTGGATTAAAAAAATGTTAAAGAAATGAAACTAACTAAATCCAAAAGACGCAAAGATAAGTGGATACTAAATAAAGGTGAATTTGACATAACAGAACTTATGGAATTAAAAAACAAAATAGAAGATATCTTGGAGCGTGAGTCCCAAGAGTCTGTAAAACAATGAAAAAACTTACAATTACTTATTTTTGCGAAGAAGATGATCAAATAGTAAAAACAGACGAAGAGATTATTAAATTGATAAAACCATTTACAGATAAAAATAATCTACAATATGATGGAACATCGTATGGTTTTAAAAATAATGACAGAACTCTTTATTATTATAAAAAGAAGGAGAAAAAATGAAAAAAGCACATCGAGCTAAGTGGCTCAAAAATACCTGGTTATTTTTAAAGCCAGCATTGGTAGTTTCAGCGATTGCCTTTTTGGGATATCTGTCTGATGCTCTACCACCTGTCGCTGGTGTATTTACACCATTGGCTCTTTACTTAATCAATGTTGCCATTGACTACTTGAAGAAACAAAGGAAATAGGGCAAATAGCCCGATTTTATGTCTCGCATAGAGTCATTTTTGATTAAATTAATCCTGATTCTAAGGGATATTTTACAAAAATATCGCATCTGGCACTTAAACAGACAGATTGCTAACAACCAAGACCTAGAAACACTAGGCGAAGTTAAAAAATTCAAAGGAACTTAAAATGTTAGAGAAACCAAGCTATGTAGAGGAAAGCTGGGAAAACTGGAGAGCTACTAAAAAGCGTAAATGGGAGGCGATGGCAGAAAGAGCAGAATCAGAAGGCTATAGAAAAAGGATAAAGCCAAAAGAAGAAGAAATAGATGTAGACGAAGTGAACAGACAATTATTTGGACTATAAAACTAAAAGACGGGATAACCGTCTTTTTTTGTAAGCAAAAATGTCAAGAGAATCTAGGCGAGGTTACGAATTTCCCAAAGGGGTTAGGGAAAGTGCTTGGAGGAAATATAAAAGAGAAAGTGGAAATGGAGCAAACAGAGAAGATTATGACTTAGATCATATAGCCCCAATATATGCTTGTAGAAGGGCTGGGGTTGATCCTAATTTAGTTAAAGCCCCAGTAAATGCAAGATATATGAAAAGAAAAGATCATCAAGCCAGAGACCATTTTGATGAAGAAGAAGTCGGAGAGGCAGTGCAAAAATTAAAAAAATTACAACCACGATTAATTCCGTGGGATGAGGAGGACTGGTAATGGAAAGACGAGTTATCAGCAGAAGATGGTTAATAGACGGAACTCTGCAAAGAGTTAGACCCCAAGATCGAGGACACGTTGATAGTACTTGTGATAAATGTGGGTGGGATAAGGATTGGGCGGTAATGGAAGATGGGGAATTGATAGCGATTACTAGCAATAAGGAAAGAGCTGATCGGTTGGCAAGAGAGTAGTCACCAAGTATGTCCCTTCTTTTTATCAAAGAGGATTATTTCGTGTTGTTTGTCTTTATCACATCTTGGGTTGCATATCTGACAGTTCGTGTGGCATTGTCCAGCCCAATACCCTTCTTTCAAAACTGGACAGTAATATCTCTTTTTGTTTCCCAAAATCTTTGTTGGCTTACTTTTTTTTATTGGTTTTAGCGATCCAGTTAAGTTCCTTTTTTGATTGCGAGTTAAATGTCCGTCTTTAAACTTATTAAAAGCGTACTTGTTCATTCTATAATTTCCCTCTTAATATTTAATCATTTCTTAGCCTCATTAAATTCTAACATGGTCATCCAATCATCAAATGGCATAATCACCAAAGGCTTTCTTCTCAACCCCTTAATCAACAGGGCTTGATAATCGCCTTTCTTAGCCTCACCTTTGAGCTGATCCATCCATCCCTCTATTTTCTTGATATTACATTGCTTCCCATATTTTACCTCAAAACTCCAACCATAAGTACCTTCTATGTCTACGCCCCCGTCTCTAGTTTG